TCCTCCGCAGTTAGTATAAGGAGATATAATGTCAGCAGAGCCGGTTGCAATTACAGAGGCAGTTAAGACTCTTCTGATTGCTACTCTAGCACTTCTTTTGGGCTTCGAGGTTATTGATATGACAGATGCTCAAATGGCTTTAATTCTTGGATTCTATGGAGCAGTTGCTCTTGTAGTCCAGGTTCTATTCGTTCGTAATGCGGTTACTCCAAATCAGAACGTGGCTGTTCGAAAGGGAGATGATGGGGGGTGAGACTGAACAACAAATTAGTGGATGGACAGTTGATACCCTCCACGTCTATATTAATCGTTTAATTGTAGAGCATGAGAAATTTTTCAGGGCTCTTTTTTCTGAGAAAGATCTTCGAGATAATCAGAGGTTTGAGGCTCAACAGTTAGCTCTTAAGGAAGCATTATTAGCCCAGGAGAAACTAGTTAATGCTGCCTTGCTTGCTTCTCAGACAGCTGTCAATAAAACAGACGATGCTGTTGGAGAAAGATTTAAAACTGTCAATGAGTTTCGAGGAACTCTTGAAGATCAGGCTCGAAATCTTATGCCTCGACAAGAAGCATTAGCTATTTTTGCTGCTCAATCTGATAAGATTGATAAATTGGAACAAAGAGTTCAGGAAATAAATCTTCAAATAAGAGACATTGGAGGACGTGCCAGAGGAATCAATGAGGGATTTGGCTATATCATTGGAGCCATTGGAGTTATTACTGCCATTATTGCCATTGTACTTCCACGACTTTAGGAGGAAAAATGATTCTTTCAACCTTACTTGCCTCGGTTCTTTTTGCAGCCGTTGACTCAACACTCATGCTGGTGTTGGTGATTCTTGGAATCGTTGCTCTTGTTTGTGCAATTGTTTATTTTATCCGCAGGTTCTGATGCCTATTCTGCATGGAATAGATAAATCAACATGGAATGAAGTTAGTGATTATCGTCTCCTGCCTCCTCTTAAGTTCATTGCATCTCAAGTTGGAGTTACTGCCAGAAATGGTTGGAGAGACAAGAACATTCTAGTTGCAGACAATCAGTATCGCAGGAATATTGATAATGAAAGAGCCTTAGGGCTTAAGAATCTAGTTCATTATTATGTCGGTGTTAATGTTCCCTGGAAGGAACAGGTTGCTTGGTTGATGAAACAAATTGGCCCTCTTCCTTTTGGGGAGGCCATTATGTTTGATAATGAATATGGTCACCTTCTAGAACTTGGGTGGCCGTCTGTTAATGCAATGATGAATGAAACCGAGCAGTTAATTCAGCGGCCTGTTTGGCACTATGGGGAATTGTTCATGCATCAAGATTCCCCAGCAAGACCAAAATGGGCTGCCAGTTATCAATCTAATGAAGCAGTTATGCAAGCCCGCTATCCCTATCAGAATGTCGGTCTCTGGCAATATAGCCGGACCGGTGTCATTTCAGGGATCGCTGCTAATGTTGATCTAAATCAGATCATGGACTTTGAAGTTTTCAACTCTACATTCGGAGTTTTGAAAGGGGAAGAAATGTACTGGCAAGCATTACCCGAAGGAGTCGCCACGTTTAGAGTTGGCGGCGGTACAGCTTTCTGGATTGATGGTTCAGCAGGACCTCCTCCTGAATTAGTTGGGCAAGTTATTCAGAAAGTTGGTTTGGCAGCATTCAAGAAGTTAGTGCTAGTCGGTGCCCTTCCTGTAGGAGACTCATTACATACCTGGAAGGCCAGTGATTTCTTAGCTCATATTACAGGACCCATTCCTCTTCCCAATCCTCCTTCAACTACAGTTCCTCCTCACAACCACACTCTTACATTTAAGTTGGATTGATGCCTCGCAAGAAGACTGAAATTTCTTATGAGGAAATGTTTCGTGGGCTTACTGGCGCTCTTAGAAGGACGGCAGTTAAGCCCACTATTTTTGGTTATCAGCCCATGCCAAAACAAGTTCTTTTTCATTCTTCACAAGCAAAAGGAAGGGCGTTTCTAGGTGGAAACCGATCAGGAAAGACAGTTGGCGGTGGAGCGGAATCTGTTATGTACCTTACTGGTACTCACCGTTTTAGGAACGTTCCTCCCCCTCCTGTTAGATTGCGTGGATGCGCTGTTGACTTTCTTGATGGAGTTGACAAGATCATGCTTCCTGAAATTGCAAAATGGATTCCGCCCTCGCATCTCATAAAAGGCTCATGGGAATCTTCTTACAACAAAGCCAACCACACTCTTACTCTTGCTAATGAATCTTTCATGGAGTTCATGAGTTATGAACAGTCTCTAGAGAAGTTTGCAGGAACTTCTAGGCATGCAATCTGGTTTGACGAGGAGCCCCCCAAGGATATTTTCAATGAGAATATGGCCCGGTTAATTGATACTGGTGGAGACTGGTGGTTAACACTGACCCCAGTAGAAGGAATGACTTGGGTCTATGATGATATCTATCTAGCAGCGAGAACTAATCCAGGCTACTTTGTCGTAGAAGTAGAGATGGATGAGAACACTTACCTCTCCCAAGTTGAGATTGAGGCTCTCTCAATGACTTGGTCGGAAGAGGAAAAAGAGGCTCGTCGCAAAGGTAAGTTTATGGCAATGGGTGGGTTGATTTACAAGATGTTTGACCCAAGCCGCCATATCACTAGAGATATTGTTCATGATCCAGAACGTTGGCCTCATCTTAAACGTTGGAAGCATTATATTTCTATGGATGCTGGATTCAATAATCCCACCGCATTTCTGTTCTCCGCAATTTCTCCGGACAATAAGGTTGTGATTTATGACGAGCATTTTGAATCGGGCAAGATCGTTGCATATCATGCGGAATGCATCAAGAACAAAATCCGAACTTTACAGATCGACCCCGAATACGTCGTCGGTGACCCTAGTATTAGGAATACCGATCCGCTCACGGCAACCTCGGTCCAAATTGAATATACTCGAAATGGGTTACCTATTGTACTCGGTAACAATGATGTTAGAGCTGGAATTATGGCTGTTTCGACATTATTGGAAAATGACCAACTCGTCATCACTGCAAACTGCGAAAATCTTATTAGAGAACTTGCGAGATATAGGTGGGCTAAGTGGGCGAGCAAGAAGTCTGATCAGAATAAGAATCCACGCGAGGAACCAGTTAAGAAAGACGATCACGCAGTAGATGCTTTACGTTATCTGATTGCTCAACAGCCTGAATTCTTTGAAGAAGCCAAAAAGAAGGTTGACAACTTCCTGCATACGAGCGAGGCTACTGATCCAGAGGCGCCCTACTTGGACCGAGCACTCAACCAGGTAAGGGCGCCTCAATCTGAATATTGCCCCACCCCAGATTTTAATTTAGGAGGAGAATATTAATGGCTGAAGTTAAGGTTGCCCACAATCATGATGAGCAAGTTGAGCGGACTAATGAGGGCATTGCTCTTGATAATGAGCGTGAAGTTGCTCAGCAGGAGGAATGGCTTCAGAAGCAGCAGGACATTGCCGACGATGTTGGAAAACGAGCGCCTTTTAATGTCGTTCTAGTTGGTGAGGATGGAGAAGAGGACGATGCAATTCGCCTTGATACCCTTACTGCCGTTGTGGTTTATGGACGTAGTGGTTCAGGCCGTTATGACGTTGTCGAAGGTGATACGTACGTCAGGATTGTTTTAGAAGGTGCTACTAAGGAAGATAAGAAGAAGGCTAAGGCTGATGCTAAGGCTGAGGCTGAGGAAGCGAAGGACGTTAAGTAATGTCTGAAATCGCCATCATGACAGGTAGGTTTACAAAGACCGATAATCCTTCGGCACTACCTGGAACTTGTCGTACCTGCGGCGGGGATAAAATGACCGCTGGTATTGTGTGGTTCATTGATATGGGCTACTCAGACGATTGGGGTGGCGTTTACCATTGTAATCGTTGCATTGACTCTCTTGCTCGCTTTGCTGGATACGTTCCAAAGACAAAGAAGCAAGAGAGTCAAGACTTCGAATTAGAAAGGCAGCTACAGGAATATGCAATCCAACTTAATACTCTCAGGGCTATTGGTATTGATGTTAATCGTCTTCTCAGGTTTGCTCTGGATAATCAAGTCGATGTTCCAGGGATTCCAAAGGGAACGAATTCAGTGGTTGGAGACTCAGAAGGAACTCCTGAACCGGATTCAAAGCAAGGATCTGGCAGCGTACATGCAACTTCAAAACTCGGGTTCAATATGGGAGACAGTAAATCCTGAGGATTTGAGGCAAGATGATTTGTCTGAGTTAGTTAAGATGGGAATTAATCCAGAGGGTTTCGGCGAAGTTCTAGTGGAAATGGATGGAATGAATGACGACATTAGAGAACTTGGGTTCGAACCCATCCAGCCCGACCAGTGAACTTGGTTTGAATGGGGGAACGGCCCCCGAAGATCCTTCTGGTAATGAATTAAATTCAATGAGTGACAAAGAGCGGCGAGAAACTCTTTCGATGCTCAATAACTGGTTTAAACGTTGCCGGGATGATCGCTCCTCGTTTGAACGCCAGTGGTACATGAACATGGCTTTCTATTTTGGAAAGCAGTATGTCCAGTGGATTCAAGCGGGAGCGAACTCCCGTCTTTATGATCCTCCGGCTCCTTCTTGGCGAGTTCGGATGATTATCAATAAAACACGGCGAGCGATCAGAACTGAACTCTCTAAACTGACTAGAGAACAACCCCAGCCTTTTGTTATTCCTCAGTCGACAGATGATGGTGATATTGCGGCGGCTAGGGCGGCTGAGCATATTACTGACTTCCTGATGAGGGAAATGCACTTCAATAAGTTACTCAGGCGTGCAGTTTTCTGGGAACTTCTTTGTGGATCTTCTTTCCTTAAGACCTATTGGGATGCAGAGCAGTTAGATCCCTCAGGGGTTATGGGAAAAGCTTGCGTTGAGCCTGTCTCCGCATTCCATCTTCTTGCTCCTATTCTCCAAGAAGAAGATATTGAGAACCAGCCCTATCTAATTCATGCTTCTACAAAGCCTGTTGAATATGTAGAAGTTCGTTTTGGCGCTAAGAATTTAAAGGCTGATGCATCTTCTGGATCATCCATGTTGGAGCAGCGATTTCTTAATGCTCTCAGCATTTCTGGTTCTCCTAATTCCCTTCTTGTTCGGGAATGCTGGTTGAAACCATGTCCTAAGTACCCCGAAGGGGCTTTCTTTGTCTGGATTGATGAACAACTTCTCTACGTTCGGAAGTCTTGGCCTTATTCCAAGCCTGCTTATCCGTTTATGAAGTTGGATCACGTTCCTACAGGACGCTTTTACGCTGATTCTATTATTATTGATCTCATTCCTTTACAGAGGGAGTTCAATAGGACTCGCTCACAGATTGTTGAGAGCAAAAATAGGATGGCGAAGCCCCAATTGATGGCCATTCAGGGATCTGTAGATGCTTCCAAGATGACTTCTGAGCCTGGATTGATTATTCAGGTGAAGCCTGGGTACCAGATGCCTGTTCCTATTGCTTTGCAGAATCTTCCTCAGTATGTTACGGAAGAAGTGGAAAGGATTTCGAGGGATTTTGATGATTTATCAGCGGTCAATGAGGTTACAAGAGGTAATACGCCTCCGGGAGTCGAAGCAGCAGCCGCAATTTCCTATCTACAGGAAGAAAACGACAATATTTTCGGCCCCTCTGTGTCTTCAATCGAAGAGGCGGTGGAGAAAACAGGACAATGGCTCCTTCATTTTGTCTCGGAATACTGGGAGGAAACGCGTAAGATCAATGTCTTAGGTCAGAATAGGGTTTGGGAGTCCTTTGAATACACGAAGGGTTCAATTAATCAGAATACGTCCTTCTACGTTGAATCAGGATCTGCGGCCCCACGTTCAAAAGCCGGCAAACAGGCTTTCTTGATGGAACTTGCAGAGCGGCAGTATATTACTGCTGAGCAACTTCTCAAATACCTCGATATGACTGAAACGGGGAAGTTGTATGAAGATCAGTTAGTGGATCAGCGGCAGATTCAGCGTGAAAATATGATGATGAGTTCTATGGAA